GGTGATTGGCGACAAAGCATTGAACGCAGCGCTTGCCGTAGTTTGGCCTGTACCGCCGTTGGCAACAGGCAAGGCAGTACCAGAATAAGAAATTGCCAACGTGCCAGCAGTTGTGATGGGACTACCGCTAATTGACAAAAATGCTGGGACAGTTGCCGCTACAGATGTAACAGTGCCAAGTCCAGCAGCAGCAGCCCAAGAAAATCCTGTGCCGTTGTATTGCAGATAAGTGCTGCTAAGAGTTGGCGCAGCAATAAACGAAGTAGCGCCAGATCCCGTGTTGTACGGAATTTGAAGATTTGCACCGGCTGCAATGTTTGTAGCAGTTGTTGCGGATGTGGCTGTAGCTGCGTTACCTGTCGTGTTCTGATTAAACGTAGGCCAAGTGAACGAACCTGTGCTGAAGTTACCGCTTGTGGGCGTTCCAAGGATTGGCGTTGTAAAGCTAGGTGAAGTTGCCAAAGCCAAAACAGTCCCGCTGCCGGTAGTGCTATACGAAGTACCCCATGCAGTTCCCGTGGAATTAGGAATGCCTGCGCCTGGGTACACCATTGGCAGCGAATTGTTGACGGTGATTGCCGCCGATCCGTTGTAGGTAGTGCCAGAACTAAAAGATATGCCTGTGCCCGATGTCAAAGCGTTGGCAACAGATCCAGCAGAACCCGTGGTGTTCTGGTTAAGCGTAGGAATATCAGCAGCAACAACAGCCCTAAATGTAGGTACACCAGCGGTTCCATTTGGTGCTGCTAAGACATAGTTAGCTGTCTTGGAAGCATATGGATTCTGAGTGTCACCATAACTAGCAGCAAGGCTAATGGCAGGGGTTGCACCGCCACTAGACACAACGGGAGATGTTCCCGTTACGGATGTAACAGTCCCCGAATTAGTTGCCGCAATGGTGATGGATCCGCTTGCGTTGGTGACGCTAATTCCTGTTCCAGCAGTCAGCGTAGCGCGTGTAAACCCTGTGCCGTTGCCAATGTCCAATGCACCGTTAGCTGGCGTGGTTGTTAGACCTGTACCGCCATTGGCAACTGCCACAGTACCCGTTACGTTAGCTGCGGTTCCCGTAGTGTTCTGATTGAATGTGGGCCAAGTAAACGATCCTGTGCTGAAGTTGCCGGATGTCGGCGTGCCTAACACCGGAGTCACCAAAGATGGCGAAGTAGCAAACACCAATGCGCCGGATCCGGTTTCGTCGGTCACCGCAGCCGCTAGATTGGCGCTAGACGGCGTTGCGAGGAAAGTTGATACGCCCGTGCCCAATCCGGTGATTGACCCGACAGCGGGCGTCACAGTAGTGTTGGTGACGCTTGTGACCTGGCCCTGTGCGTTGGTCACCAAAACGGGAACTTGAGTCGCCGACCCGTAAGTTCCAGCAGTGCCGGTATTGGTGATAGAAAATTGGTTGGTGGCTAGGGTTAACCCTGTGCCTGCCGTGTAAGTTTGTATTGCTGCAAACTGGATAAAGACAATTGATGTAGTGCCCACCGTGATAGGCAGCGGTGTCTGCTGAACCCATGAAGTGTTAGCGTTGGCCGTTCCGGACAACACTAGCAGCAAGTCGCCAATGTCAATTTCGTTGGTTCCCGTCCCGCTGGTGTCGTAGTCCGTGGCGCGAGTTAAGACGTAAGCAACGCCAGCAGTGCCTGCTGTCGTTAAGGTGTATACGCCATTAAATGCCGCGCTAGGAGTTGTATTGTTAACGTATGAACCAGTTTCATTCTTTATAAGAATGCGTTTGCCAACATCTCCAGATACAAACGTGTACCCATCAATAGTTAAAGTACCAACAGCGTTGGCGGTTATGGTCGCGCCAACGCCGCTTGTTCCATTGCTGTATGTATAAGCCGCAGACAAAGCTGCTGCTGTTGCATAGTTACAGGCCGCGTGGAAGTTGATGCCGGTGGCAATGCTGTCGGCGTAAGACTTGTTGACAATGTCCGTGCTGGCGCTTGGCGCAGTAGAGATAGTGCCGGTGGTCAGCGCAATGGATGTGATGTCGGTATTTGCGCCGTTTTGTGCCGCGCTTAAATTTGTCCTTGCGCCGCTTGCCGTGGTGGCTCCAGTGCCACCGTTTACCACCGCAACCGTGCCGGTTACGTTAGATGCTGTGCCTGTAGTGTTTTGGTTAAGCGTAGGGACATCAGCCGCAACGATTGCGCGGAATGTGGGCACGCCAGCAGTTCCATTAGGCGAAGCCAAGACATAGTTTGCAGTCTTGGAGGCGTAAGGGTTTTGTGTGTCGCCATAGCTAGCGTCCAAGCTAATTGCAGGCGTAGCGCCGCCAGATGACGATATTGGTGAAGTGCCGGTAACGCTAGTGACCGTGCCCTGCGGGTTGGCCGCTGTTGTGATGCTGGTAACGCGCCCGTAGGTGTCAATAGTCACCACAGGAATCAAAGATGCGGATCCGGTCGTTCCAGGCGTTGCAATGCCGCTGGTTAGGTCAAGTACCGGCGTAGTGCCGCCCGTGCTTGTAATGCGGCCTGTAGTGCCCGATACGGATGTGACTGTGCCTGATCCTTTGCTGTTAAAGGTGTTCCAATCCGTGCTGGTCAAATAGCCGTTGGTGGTCGTGTTTGCCGCAGCCATTGAGATGGCAGGCGTTGTGCCGCCAGAAGATACAACAGGGGCAGTGCCCGTCACGCTAGTGACTGTTCCAGATCCTTTGCTGTTAAAGGTAGTCCAATCCGCTGCGCTTAATGCACCCCGATTAGTTGCCGACGCGGTAGGCAAATTCAACGTGATAACAGGCGTGGTGGTTGAATTGGCAACGGTAGAAGAAACATCCGTCCCAGTTGTGCCAAGCGTCAGCGCAGCAACGCTGGTGACCGTACCAGCAGCAGCCGTAGAGTTAATTGTTTGATTGGGCCAGCTTCCCGTAATGGTGACGTTGGTTCCAGCCACCAAAGCCGGTGTGGCCGTGCCAGTGCCGCCACTAGCCACCGCAAGCGTTCCGCCAAGGGTAACAGCGCCAGTTGTAGCTGTCGCAGGTGTAAGGCCCGTAGAACCGCCGCTAAATGAATCAACGCCGGAACTAGACAGAACGCTGTATTTAATATTGCCTGAGTTGTTGACAACTTGCCAAGCACTGCCATGCGTGTAGGTCAGTTTGTCACCAACCAACAAAGTAACCGTAATGATCTTGTAAACAGTTGCCGTATCTAGTAGTTGAATCGTGACAACTTGTGATACGGTATCCGTGTTCAGCACGGTCACCATGTCAATGTCACGAATGACAGACCCAACAGGGGCAGAACAAATGGTTACGGCGGTAGTGCCGTTGGAATTTGTAAGTTGGGTGGAACCCAGATAGGTGGCCGAAGTCTGGTCAGAATAAGAGACAACGATTTGCAAAGGCGCAGTGACTTGCGCCCCGCCAAGAAACAGCGTGAGGGATCTGTTTACCGTGTCTAGTCTGATCATAATTTACCCATGCGCCGCAGCAAAAGCATAAATGGCAGGCCCGCTAGAACTTGTGGAAGTTGTAGTAATACTTGGAACCGCAGGCGGCGAAAGTTGCAAATCATCCAACGAAGTCTGGTTGCCGCCGCCGCCCGTCAAAGTAAACATATTAAGAAAAAACCGATACCACTCACGCGACATCAACCCCGTTCGGGGATCAATAAAATCAACCCGTGATGACGGAATGTTTGTGACGTTCAATTGATTAGGCATTTGTCGGACTCAATATTAGTTCAGCGCCCATAACGGCAATCTTTACGGGGTCAGTGCCGGACACCTCGTAAACCCTATCCCGTAGCTTCAGCGTCATTCCTAACCGCCGCCAAAAGACGCGCTGGTAGTACGCCCCTATCTTACCCATTGGCGACCAGTGTTCGTTGCTCCAAGTGTGCCCGCCGTCATCCGACCAACGCAGCATAGCCTGTGGATCTGATCCTTGCCCGTCATTTATCCCGACGCCTGACTCGCAGTTCAACTGCAAGCTGTGGTGCGCGGTGCGCTTGAGATTATTCTGCCCTGTTGGCAGCGCCCGCCATGAGCGCAACCACTTTTGGATGCCGCCGTTGTCCGCATAGATGTCTAGGCTGAACTTGTAAATGTTGCCGTTTTCATAGTCGCCAACAATGATATTGCCGCCAAAATTACATTGGCAATTGCTGCGGTGTCGAACAAACACTCCGTTATCCCAACCGGCACGCTCATGCCAGGCTTGGGTGGATACGTCATAAACCCAGGTTGCGTCGCCGCTTGGGAATGTCAGCACATAGAAAGCGTGGCCCTCTTGCTGGTAGGTGTAGGCAATAGCGTCTGAGATGTCGCCGTACTGGGCAATTGCGTATTCAATGGCGTGGGTAGAGATGCGCTGGCCGGTGTAGCCATTGGCGCGGTAGACAATACCCTGCCCACGGGCGTCGGTTCCCAACCAAAACAGTCCATTGTCTAGCTTGGCAATAGAGAATGCCGCAACGCAACCAATCTCGTTAAACGCGCCTTGGATGCGGGTTAGCGGGAAATCCGGCAGCCCAGCGTCGTACCAGACCTCTACTGAGTCAGTGCCAAACAACCAGGCTTCGCGGTGGTCAACAATCAGGCCCACCAACCCGTCAGGCGAACCCTCTGCGCTGGCAAAATCCAACGGGTCAACCGATAGGCCGTCCAGCAGGGATGTCACCCATACGCGCTGACTGTTTGGCTCATTGAAAACAAAGTAGCCATCCAAGTAGCCAACCGTTACCGCGCCTGGAAAATCAGGGTCGGTGATCTGGGCAAAGACGTTGGTGACTTCGTTGTAGATGTAGCTGTCAGGATTGCAGGCAAAGAAAATCTGTGTGCCGTTATCCGCAATTGACACCGGCCCCGTGCCGGAGACCGTGCCCAGCAGGGTAGGCGTTCCGGTCATGCTGTTCAGCTTGTAGACCTCACCGCCAGACACCACATAGAAGTCGCTGCCATTGGTCTGGTGCGCCCACAGAGCGCGGATTGGGCCTGTGCCTACAGTCTGTAGGAATTCAAGCCCAGGCGCTCGGTTGAGAAACGCGGCGGTCTGCCCGTTGTCCGGAGTCATCTCCGGAAACATATTCACCATTCGGTTGTCCGCAGCATTGATACTGCGGGCGACATAGGACGCGCCGAGTATCGGGGTCTGCATCAGTAGTTTCCTGCGTAGATGTTGAACCGCTGGCG